CCCAGACGGCACTTCACGGTCACCGGGATGTCGACCGCATGGACCATCGCGGCCCACGCATTCGGCCACCAGCACCGGCTCGCGCATCAGGCAGGCGCCGAAGCGGCCCGCCTGCACGCGATCGGACGGGCAGCCGCAGTTGAGGTTGACCTCGTCGTAGCCCCAGTCCGCGGCGATGCGCGCGGCCTGCGCCAGCAGGGCCGGATCGCTGCCACCCAGCTGCAGGGCCAGCGGCTGTTCGCTGCGGTCGAAGCCGAGCAGGCGCTCGCGGTCGCCGTGGATGACCGCGTTGGCGTGCACCATCTCCGTGTACAGGCGTGCACCCGGCGCCAGCACGCGATGGAACACGCGGCAATGGCGGTCGGTCCAGTCCATCATCGGGGCAACCGACAGGCGAATTTCTTCCGTTTTCAACATTTTCATGCACTTACCACCGTATATGGGTACACAAAAGCACCCGATTTTTCCTAGTTTTTCCCGCTGATTCCCATTCATCTGTACCATCCGCGTACCAACAGGAACGTGGTACACCGGGAGCTGGTACACCGATGGCAACGCTACAACCGCGCAACGGCCGCTGGCGCGCCATTGTGCGTCGAAAGGGTCATCCGACGCAGAGCAAGACCTTCCCCACCAAGACTGCCGCGAAGACCTGGGGCGACCGCATCGAGCGCGAGCTCGCCGATTACGAGGCGAGAGGCGGCACCCCCGGAGAGAACCTGACCATCGAGCAGCTGATCAGCTGGCGGATCGAGGATCTGGCCTCGGTGAAAGCTGCAGGCGCGACCCAGACCGGCAACCTGACCCGACTCCGTGAAGGGCTGGGCACCATAGTGGCCAGGCATCTGACGGCCAACGATGTGATCGAGCACGCCCGCCGGCGCGTTCAGGGCAACCACATGAACGCCAAGGGGCACATTATCCCCCGTTGTTCGGCTGCAACCATGAACGTCGAGCTGGGATTCCTGTCCGAGCTGCTGAAGCTGGCCGGTCCAATGAAGGGCGTGAAGCTGGCAAGCGACCCGGTGGCCGAAGCCCGCCCCGTCCTGCGACTGTTGAAGTTGGTCGGGAAGTCCAAGCAGCGTGACCGCCGCCCGACAGTCAAGGAGCTGCAGCGCCTGCACGCCCACTTCGCAGCCGCAGAATGGCGGGCCACTATCCCCATGAGCGATATCGTCACCTTCGCGATCCTTACGGCGAAACGTGAAAGCGAAATCACGCGGCTGCAGTGGTCGGACCTCGACGCCACCAACCGCACCGCGATGCTGAGAGATGCGAAGCACCCCCGCGCGAAGGTCGGTAACCACCGCACGTTCCCCCTTCTAGGCAATTCCTGGGACCTGGTGCAGCGCCAGCCGCGGATCGTCGGGGAGGATCGGATCTTCCCCTTCAACTCAAAGTCTGTCGGCACTGCGTTTACTCGCGCCTGCAGCAAGCTCGGAATACTGGATCTGTGCTTCCACGATCTGCGCCACGAAGCGACGTCGCGGCTGTTTGAGCAGGGCTATGACATTCCGGAGGTGGCAGCGGTTACTTTGCATAAGTCTTGGAATGAACTGAAGCGGTACACGCAGCTCCGCCCTGAATCTTTGCACCGTAATCAACTGGATCAGATAGATGAAGCTCTATCGCGGAATGAGCAGCCCTGAATATGCATCCCGGCAGGGACTCCGTCGAAAAGGTGATCGGACCATCGCGGAGCATCACACTACCGATGATGGTTACACCAGCGACACACAGAGCAACACTGGAACTGGCGCTTCGTTGGCCACTGCCCAACTGCTGCACACCTACTGCAGCGTAAAGAACATGGGCGCTTTCCTTTCATTTAGTGAGTCATTCGATGTAGCTGCGTGGTATTCGTTAAGCCGTCGCTGGCGAACTGGAGCCAAGGGGGTCGTAATCGAGACCAATACCACGCTCCTGCGGAAGGCCGGTATAACTGTGGGGCATGGCGAAGGCGCATTTCCCTGGGAAAGAGAGGCAACTCTCGTGTTGGACAAGCATGTCAGTCTCCCAGATAGCGCTATCGAAAACGTGCGCGAGGTCGATCTGCACACTCTCCGAAAAAGTGCAGCTTCGCTTAGCTCACTATGGCCGGAACTCAAGTACCCGTCGTTCTTAGAAGTGTTCGATTTATAGTTTTGATCAGCCCGGCATCCTCGACCGCGCTTCGTCTCGCCCTGCGGCGAGTGTGAAGGAGGCATGACGCAGGTATCGGCCCGCGTCGCCCTGCCACTATCTAACCTTCCCATCCGAACGGTGGCTTGAGGTGCAGCCCGGCCAACCGGTTCGCACGTACCGCCTCCCGGTATGCCGTGATCTCGACCACATCCTCGCGCAGCCGCGCCTCGTGCCTGGTCACCCACATCTCGGCGCCGGCGCGCCCCTGCTCGTAGCTTGTACACCAGCGGAACGGCCCGCCGGGGCCATGCCGGTGTCGGTCAAGACTGGCGATCCAGATCCCCTCGCCCACCCGTTGCGCCATCGCAACCACCCACACGCCGCTGCAAGCGATGACTGTGGGGGCATCGTTGGGGAGGCTGGCAGAGCGCGTGGTCCAGTAGAAGTCGGGGGGCAGCGGCATGACGGGCAGGATACGGTCGGGCGTCGCAAAGGCTGCGACAAGGGAGCGGGCTGCAGGCGTGAGCATCTGTGGCGGTGGGGATGCTGATGGCCCCCTTACGCGCGATAAGGTGCAATTTTTCAGGTGACCACGGGAAAGAGGTAATAAAGGTAACCCCCTGAAAGAAGTGATCGATTCACCTTTAAAAACAATGATTTATACTTAATTTATCAAGGTAACAATAGGGTAACCCCTGAGTAATCCCATTACCTTCTTCATAGGTAACATTGGCGAAACAAAATTTCCTTATGAATCAATGACATTACTTTGTAGGGATCGAAAAATTACCTCAAATCACCTCGAAAGGTAACCACCATTTTTCCTTTTATATCAGTCACTTAGTAGCGGCTTGGATGCGCGTGTTACCTGGTTACCTCGTTCCCATGGTCACCTGAAAAATTGGGTCCTCCCGAAGGTGGCCGAAGGTGGCCAAAGGAGGCCACAGGGCGCCACGCAGACACCCCCTATCGCGCAGGGAACCGCAGGGCGGGCAGGTGCCAGCGAAGCCCGGAAAACGCCATACAGGGCCGGGGCTGGGCCTTGCTGCAGGTAGTGCAGAAAAAGCACCCTATGAAGTGCGCAGGCGTGGCGGGGAGACGAGTGCGCACGCCGGGGGGCAGAGGGCGTTGGACGGTCGGTAGAGAGGTCACGTCCTCGACCGCCCGTGATCGCCCGCCTGCGGCTCGCCACGGCCGCTGCAGGGATCTCCGAAGGGCTGGGCCGCGCCCACAAGAAAGCCGCCCGTAGGCGGCTTGTGGTTGGCTCTGTTCCTGCGTGGGTTACGGGCTGGGCAGGCGCGCCCTGGCCACATCGAAGTAGTGCTCGGTCATCTCGATACCAGTCCAGCGGTAGCCCTCAGCATCCGCGGCTACCAAGGTTGTGCCGGAACCTGCAAAGGGATCGAGGATGCGCCCGCCCTTCTCGCAGATGCGCACCAGCTGGCGCATCAGGTCAGTCGGCTTGCCGGTCAGATGGTGCTTGTCTGCTTTGCGCACCGCCTCGCGGAACACGCCAGGCAGCGTTGGCGCAGCCCGGCCCAGCGGCATCCCGCCCTTGCTACCCCACACGACGTATTCGGCCTGGTTGGAGAATCGGCCACGCTGCGGCCGCACGCCGCCCGTCTTGTCCCATACCGCCACACCGCGCCAGGTGAAGCCGGCGCACTGCAGCGCGTCCGTGGTCAGCGGCAGCTGGCGCCAGTCGGTGAACAGCAGCACCGGGGCGCCGTCCCGCAGGACGCGGTTACACTGCGCCAGCCACAGCTGCATCCATGCCAGGTGCGAGCGCTGATCGCGTTCGTCGCTGGGAAAGTCAGCATGCAGGTACGGTCCACTGCTCTGCATGTACTTCTCGTTGGGGCTGCGCTGGCGAGCGGACGCGTGGACGCCGCCGCTGGCATACGGGGGATCAGTGATGAGGGCGTCGAAGCTGTTGGCCGGCAGGGTCGGCAGGACGGTCAGCGCATCGCCGTGGATCAGTTCGTTCTTCATGGGTAGAGCCTTCTTCGTGGTGTCGCTCGCGGCGATCCATGGAGAGGCTCTGGGCCTTCATGTGGTTCATGTCCCCACACCGGGGGCACTTCATCTGTAGGTCGTAGTCGCCAGCAGCCTTGGCAAGCAGGCGCGCACAAGCGCCGCAGCGCAGGTTCTGTCGTGCTTGATTCATGCCGCTGCCGCTCCCAGCTCGAAGGCATCGAAGCGGATCACCTCTTGACCCAACCATTCGTTGATCGCAGTCATGCGCGTCTGCAGCGGGGCAAGCTCCATCGCCGCCCACACCGTCGCTGCGTCCCGGATCGAGCCAAAGCCGCCGCTGTTCTGCGGGACGATGCCGAGCAACTGCGGCGGCACGCGCAGCGCCGCGAGCATGTCATCGCGGGTCACACTCTTGATGCCGGTGAATTCATCCCTGGCCGCCACCTCGCTGACCGGGATCACCTGCAGGCCGTCCTTCTTTCCGTTGGGAGAATGCACGAACAGGTTCTTGAAATTGCCCGGTCCACGCGACTGCCGCAGCGCGTCGCGAAGCGCATCCACATCCGTGCCCTCTGCCTGAGGGTCGGTCAGGTAGAGGATGTAGCCGGCGTGCGATCCGTTGTTGTAGTACTTCCGTCGGAACAGCGTGGCCGATTCGTTCAGCAGCGCAGCCTGCACCGCTGGCATCCACTCTGGCAGGCCGTAGATCTCCTGGTCGGCATCCGCCTCCCGTAGCTGGAACACCTCACCGGCGGGAAATTCGTGCTCGACGCGGCCAGCGCGGACCTGAAAGAACTCCCCCGGCTGCACGCCACGGCGCACGTACTGCGCCAGCGGCACGGCCAGACTGTGCGCATTGCCAGACACAGCGCGGCGCCGCTCCACATACGCCATACCGAACGTGGTGTAGTCCAGCGCCAACTGCGCGAACGCGTCGCGGTTCAGCAGCCGATGCGGCCGGAACGTGCGCACCAGCATGTTGCGCTTGAACGTCAGTCCGCTCTGCAGGTAGGGATTGGAGCGTGTCGTGCGGGACAGGCCCTGCAGATCCACAGGCGGCTCGAAGTAGCGGCCATTGCGCCAGCATTCGAGGTAGTCGAGGAAGCCGCGCGATTCCAGCACGGGGCTGGCTTCGCCGAAGGTGAAGGCTTCGATACTCACCGGCGGCGCGACGACGGCGCCCTGGTCGGAGTCGGTCATCAGAAAATCTCCATGGTGCCGCGCGCAGCCTGTCCGCCTTCCAGCGGCTCGTTCTGCAGCGCGTGCATGAGTGCCCATGCCAGATCGGCGTGGCCAGTGATACGCGAACGGCCGGCCGTGTAGGTGACCTGGCGCCCGCTTGGGGTAATGGTTTTCTGGATCGCCAGCAGCGATTGCGTGAGGTCGGTCCAGCCGGCGTCGTATTCCAAGCGCTCGTTCTTGATGACATCGAACGCCTTCAGCACCAGCCGCGTTTTCACCTCGGGCGAGTAATTGAAGACGGTCACGCCGGGGAAGAACTGGCGCACCAGCTGCGCAACGCCGGTGCCCATGCCGGTCGCGTCAATGCCGATGTAGGTCACCCAATACCGCATGGTGATCTGCTGGATGAACGCGGCCTGCGCGGCAAAATCCATGCCCTTGAACTGATGACGTTCCAGCACGCGGAACTTCCCACCTGGCACCAGCGGTGGTGCCAGCACCACAATGCCGGCGCTGTCGCCGGTCTCGGCGGGGTCATAGCCGATCCATACCGCGCGTTCACCATAGGGGCGGATGGCGAACGGCTTGTAGTCGTCCGCCCAATCCACCCAGCTATCGACCTGGCACGGCTGCAGCATCGTGAGCGGAAAGACACTGGCGCTGTCGTCCACGAACTCGCACATCAGCAGGTTGGCGAACTCTTCGGCGCTGTAGTCGCGGCGCAGTTCCTCGATATCGAACAGATCACAGCCCCGGCCTGCGGCATCGAGCACGGTCACGATCTGGCGCCACATGGCGTCCTCGCAACGACGGCCACCCATCAGGCGCGCGTGGCTCACATCCAGCTGGATCTGCTGGGACACTGGGCGTCCCTTGTTGAAGCGGTCACCGGTCCAGAAATCGAAGGCTTCGTGCGCCATGGTGGACGGCGTGCTGAAGTAGGTCTTGCGCCACTTCTTGTGCATCGCCATACCGCTGGCGACCTTGTTCAGCTGGTTGAAACCGTAGGTCCAGAAGAACTCGTCAAAGTAGAAATTGCCATGGTAGCCCTGCGCGGTGCGGGCGTTGGTGCCCAGGAAGAACAGCTCGGCGCCATTGGCCAGGGTGATCGGGTCGCCGGTCAGGTCACGGTCCAGCACCTCACGCACGAAGCCGCGCATGTAGCCGAGGAAGATGTGCGCCTGGCTCTTGGATGCGCTCAGGAAAATCTGGTTGCGGCCGGTGGTCAGCGCGTCGATCAACGCCTCGCGGGCGAAGTAGTAGGTGGCACCGATCTGGCGCGACTTCAGGATGATGCGCGTGCGTTCATTGCCCGCCCGGTACCAATCGCGCTGGTAGTCGAAACAGCCATCTACGAACGCGGTCTGCAGGCGCTCGATCTCTTCCTCGCTGAACTCGTTCTTGCGCGCCTTCTTCTTGGGGGCTGCGTTGCGGTTGGCCACCGCAGGATTGAGGTCGGCCTCGTTGCCGCCGCCCTGGTACCGTTGGATGCGCGCCTGCCGTTCCAGCTGGCGGTGCAGTAGATCAATCTCTTTGAAGTCGCCGCCGGTCTTGCCTTCCTTGTGGATCAGGATAGCGAGGCGTGCTTCCAACGCGCCGCCGATGCGCTCGACGGTGTCAGCGCGGTCCCATTCGTCGCGCGCCTTCCAGCTGTGGACCGTCTTTTCCTTCTCGCCTATCAGCGAGGCGATATCGCACACGCGCCAGCCCATCCAGTACAGGAACTTGGCTTGGCGTCGTGGATCGACGTGGAGTTGTTCGGCTACGCTGGTCACGTGAACAGGTTGCCCGGCGCCACGCGCGCGCGACACGGAAAACCCACGTAGAACAGCGGCTTACAAACTGATCGCGTTGCCGCTACAGCGCCCTCATTCGACCATGTGTCATCGCATCGAGAACCGATGTGCACCGACACCAGCAGAGGGCGAGATGGCCAGCAAATCCGACAAGAAACGTTCCAAGTTCTTCCGCGTGGCCGTCGAAGGCGACACCACTGACGGTCGCAAGATCGAGCGGCAGGACATTCTCGATATGGCCGAGACGTACAGCCTGGACGTGTACGGCTCGCGCATCTGGCTGGAGCACTATCGTGGCGTTCTGCCGGATGGCCCGTTCCGCGCCTATGGCGACGTGCTGGCGGCCAAGGCCGAGGAAGTGGACATCGCCGGCGAGAAGAAGCTCGCGCTGTTCGCACAGGTCGAGCCGACCGACGACCTGGTGAACATGGTCAACGTGCTGCGGCAGAAGCTTTACACAAGCATCGAGATTGCTCCGAACTTCGCGGGAACGGGCAAGGCATACCTCTATGGCCTGGCCGTGACCGATTCGCCGGCTAGCCTTGGCACCACCATGCTCGCCTTCTCGGCCAAGCATCCCGACGAAAGCCCGCTCAAGGATCGCAAGCAAGCACCGGACAACCTGTTCACCGCCGCCGCCGAAACCGTCATTGAGTTCACCTCGGACGAAGAACGCGAAGATCGCCCCGGCCCGATCGCTGCATTTCTGTCCAGCCTGGGCCTGACTAAGAAGCCCGCGCAGGCGCCGGCCAAGGAAGATCCCGAGTTCAACGTGGCCGAGTTCGCCACCAAGCTGTTCGATGCGGTGGGTGAGCAGGACGCCGCCATGGCCAAGCTGGGCCAGGACAACCGCGCATTGCGCGAGCAGGTGCAGACCCTCTCCACCCAGGTCGCCGGCATGCGCAAGAAGCTGGACGAAACCCCGCAGACGTTCGCCCGACGCCCGGTTGTTCCGGGTGGCAAGGACGTGGACGCCGCCAACATCACCGATTGCTGATCGGCCCCCTCCTTCATCCTTCCGGAGCTACCCCATGCGTACCGAAACCCGCCGCCTGTTCGAGGGCTATACCAGTCAGGTTGCAACGCTGAACAACGTCAGCGGCGTGGCCAACACCTTCTCTGTCGAGCCGACTGTGCAGCAGAGCCTCGAAACCCGTATGCAGGAGAGCAGTTCGTTCCTGCAGGCGATCAACATGATCGGCGTGAATGACCTCAAGGGCCAAAAGGTCGGCGTCGGCATCACTGGCACCATCGCCGGCCGCACCGACACCAGCGGCGACGGCGAGCGCAACCCGTCCGACCCAACCTCGCTGGCGTCCAACACCTACGAGTGCCAGAAGACCGACTTCGACACCGCACTGCCCTATGCCCGTCTCGACGCGTGGGCACACCGCCCCGAGTTCCAGACGCTGATCCGCGACTCGATCATCCTGCGCCAGGCACTGGATCGCATCATGATCGGCTGGCATGGCACCAGCATTGCCACCACCACCAACCGCGTGGCCAACCCGATGCTGCAAGACGTGAACGAGGGTTGGCTACAGAAGTACCGGAAGCATGCGTCCGAGCGCGTCATGACCGAGGGCGCCGACGGCAGCGGCAAGATCAAGGTAGGTGGCGCCGGCGCCGACTACGGCAACATCGACGCTCTGGTCATGGACCTGGTCGCCAACATGATCGACCCCTGGCATCAGGAAGACCCGAGCCTGGTGGTGATCTGCGGCCGCCAGCTGGTACACGACAAGTACTTCCCGATCATCAACAAGGAGAACGCGCCTACCGAGAAGGTCGCGGCCGAACTGATCCTGGGCACCAAGCGCATCGGTGGCCTGCAGCCGGTCGTCGTGCCGTTCTTCCCCGCCAAATCGCTGATGGTGACCAGCCTCAGCAACCTGTCGCTCTACTGGCAGATTGCCTCTCGCCGCCGTCACATCATCGAGCAGCCGAACAAGAACCGCGTCGCCAACTTCGAGTCGTCCAACGACGACTACGTGGTCGAGGATTACGGTCTGGGCGCGGTGGCCGAGAACATCGAGTTCGGGGCCTGATCATGGCTGACACCCCCGCCAGCCGCCATGTGAAGCGTGCGCTCGCCTCGAAGGAGGCGGCGCGCACCGCCGGCAGCAACCTGATGGAGGGAACCACGATCTACCAGCAGATGCAGGTGCGCCTTGCATCTGACCGTGCCCGCCTGAAACAGATCCAGTCCACCCAAGGAAAGGCCCAGCTCAAGGTAGCGCTGCTGCCCTCCTATGGCCCGTATCTGGAAGGCGTGCTTTCGGCGAATGCCGGCGGCAAGGACGACATTGTTTCCACGCTGATGCTCTGGCACTTCGATGCCGGCCAGTTCGACGCCGGTCTGGATATTGCGCAGTACGTGCTGGCCCATGGGCTGGACATGCCCGATACCCACAAGCGCACCGCAGGTTGTGTGGTAGCCGAGGAAGTCGGCCAGGCCGCGATGAATGCGCTCAAGACCAGCGCCCCGTTCGACCTGGATGTGATCGACCGGGCAGCCACGCTTACCGAGGGCCAGGACATGCCCGACGAAGTGCGCGCACGCCTGCTGCTGGCGCGTGGACGCAGCCTGCTGGCCACCGATACCGAGGCTGCTCCGCTGGACGCCGACGCAGTTGCCAAGGCCATCGAAGACCTGCGCACCGCGATCCGGCTGCACGACAGCTGCGGCGGCAAGGAAGTGCTCAAGCACGCCGAGCGCCTGATGAAGAAGTTCGAGGCCAGTCAGTCCAACGACTGACCTCACACCGAGCGTACCCCGCGACCCCGCCGGCTCGGGGCCGATCACCAAGACCTCTCTCCCTTGGTGTGACGCCCCGACCACCGGCGACCTACGGACACACCATGAGCGCATTCACCGCCAACGCATCACCGGCCCCCAAGCTCGCCCCCGTCACCGCCGGTGCATTCTGGCCGGAGATCGACGTGGACGCGCTGCGCGAGGCCATCCGGGTTCCGGGCGATGTGCTGGCCGCGCGGCTGCGCAACACCGTGGTGGTGGCTGTGACCTCGGTCACGCGGGAGCTGGCGACGTGGCAGGCGCGCAAGGAAGCGGACGCTACGCCGCGTTGGCAGACGTGCCGGCGCAGCAGATCGATGGTGAATCGGTGCTGCTGCAGATGTATCGCCGTGCTGTGCAGTGCTGCACCGCCGTTGAGCTGCACGAACGCTACCGCTCCTATGACGCCACCGCGCAAGGCAACCAGCGTGCGGACGATCTGACCCCGACCATTGATGAAATGCGGCGCGACCACCGCAATGCCATCAGCGATCTGCAGGGGCTGCGCCGGGTCACGGTGGAGCTGATCTGATGCGCGTCATTGCCCTGCAGGGCGACACGCTCGATGCGCTCTGCCATCGCCACCTGGGCGCAACGGCCGGCATGGTCGAGAAGGCCCTGGCATTGAACTACGGCATCAGCCTGCTCGGGCCGGTGCTGCCCATGGGTACCGAGGTCGAACTGCCTGACGTGCCCGCATCGCCCACCGGCGCCGCCACGCGCCCCCTTGTCCAGCTATGGGATTGAAGATGACCGAACCAACCTCTACCGGCAGCATGGTGGCCCTGGCCACCGGCGTTGGCCTTGCCTCGCTGCTGCCGGGCATCGAAACCGACGCATTCATCGGCGCATTCGCCGGCGGGACACTGTTCGTCGTCTCGGCCAAGGATCTGTCGCTGTGGAAGCGCCTGATCTATCTGGCCATCAGTGTGGTGGCCGGCTACATGGGCGGTACCGAGGTCATGCGCCGGTTCGACGTGGCTTCCAGCGGCCTGGCCGCGTTCCTGTGTGCGGCCACCATCATCACCTTGACCCTGACCCTGATCGAGCGCAGCCGCACCACGGTGCCGACCACGACCCGGTACTCACGAGAGAACGTCGATGACTGAATTTCTGACCGCCGCCACGCTCCTGTGCAGCGTGGCGATCTGCATTCGCCTGCTGACCTACCGGCCCATGCCCGGCGCCAACCATCGCCACGGCATCGCCTGGTGCGCGTGGTTGTTGACTGCTGCCACTGGCGGCCAGGCCCTGCAGATCATCCTGCAGGGGCCCCGTGCCACCGTCAGCGTCTGGCAGCTGGTGCTGCTGGTCGTGCTGTTGGTGGCCACCTACCGCTCGCGCGGCAATGTCGCCCATCTGTTCGGGAGCCGATGACATGCTCACCCCCACCCTGCTCGCCCAGATCATGCAGTGCCCCCAGCAGCGCGCCCAGCGCTGGGCTGAACCGCTCAATGCCGCCATGAAGCGCTTCGGCATCAACACGCCTGTGCGGGCAGCCTACTTCCTCGCACAGCTGGGCCACGAGAGCCTGAGCCTGGCCCGCACTGAGGAATCACTCAGCTACAGCCGCGAACGGCTGTTGGAAGTGTTCGGAAAGTACATCAGCGGTCCCGAGGCGGCGGCGTTCGTTCACCAACCGGCCAAGCTCGGCAACCGCGTATATGCCAACCGCAACGGCAACGGCAACGAGGCCAGCGGCGACGGCTACTTGTTCCGCGGCCGTGGCCCGCTGCAACACACCGGCCGTGGGAACTACCGGCGCATGGGCCAGCTGACCGGCCAGCCGCTGGAAGAGCAGCCAGCCCTCTTGATCGAGCCGGAAATCGGCGCCATGGCAGCGGCGGCGTTCTGGCAGGTGAACGGCCTCAACGCCTACGCCGACCAGCGCGACGTACTGGCCGTCAGCCGCATCATCAACCTGGGCAACGCCCGCAGCCGCGCCACGCCCAATGGCATGGCCGACCGCACCGCCCGCACCAACCGCGCCCTGGCGGCGCTGGGGGCGCGCTGATGCTCTACCGCGCCCTTGCATTGGCCGCATTGGTACTGGCCACCGCCGGTCTTTTCAGCTGCCAGCAGGGGCGCGTCAGCCGCGCCACCGCCGCGCTGGACAAGGCCAATCGTGCCCTGGCCACCGCCAACGCCGAGAAGTCCGACCTGGCCGGCAAGCTGGAGCTGGCCCAAGGCACTACCCGCGTCGTGACCGAGTACGTGGACCGCGTACAGGTAGTGCGTGAGCGCGGGGACACCATCACCAAAGAGGTTCCCGTCTATGTCACTCCGACCGCTGATGCCGCTTGCGCTGTGCCTGTTGGCTTCGTGCACATCCACAACGCCGCCGCGAGCGGCGACCCCGCCGCCGGCCCTGCCGGAGATCCTGATGCGCCCGCCACCGGCGTTGCGCTCTCTGCCGTCGCCGAAACCGTTGCCGGCAACTACACCACCTGCCACGCCACCGCCGCGCAGGTAGTGGCCCTGCAGGATCTGGCGCGCCGCCTGCAGGCCGAGCTTGAGCGACAGGCGGGTGGACCGTGAAGAAACCGCAGCTGCTACGGCAGCACCTGGTCGCGGCCATCCCCGCGCTGGCCAGCGACCCGGACAAGCTGCTGATCTTCGTGGACAGCGGTGGGCTGGCCGGCACCTACCGGCCGGGCCTGGCCTTCGAGTACCGCTACACCCTCGACCTGGTGCTGACTGACTTCGGCGGCGCACCCGAGGCAGTCATGGTGCCACTGCTGCAGTGGCTGACCCGTCACCAGCCCGAACTGCTGGCCAACCCTGCCAACCGCGAGAAGCTGACCTTCGAGGTGGACGTGCTGGGCGACAACCTGGTGGATCTGGCCATCAAGATGCCGCTCACCGAACGCGTGCTGGTCACCCGCAGCGCCGATGGCACCGTGCAGCTGCAGCACCTGCCCGAACCGCCCACCGAGGACGCCCATGCCGATACTCTGGCAGGCGGCATCTTGGTGGCCGACGGCGTGCAGATCGCCACCCTGCCGGCAATCACCGAATGAGCGAGGATCTGCAGCGGCTGGAAGCCTGGGCGGCACCGCTCCTGCGGCGTCTGCAGCCGGCCGAACGCGGCAAGCTGGCACGCAAGGTAGGTACGGCCCTGCGCCGCGCGCAGCAGCGGCGCATCGCCACCCAGAAGAACCCCGACGGTACGCCCTACACGGCTCGGCGCAATCCACCGCTGCGCCGCGCGAAGGCCGGTCGAATCAAACGGGGGGTCATGTTCGCCAAGATTCGACAGGCCCGGCACCTGCGCGTGCGTGTCACCCCCAACGAGGTTGCCGTGGGATTTGCCGGTCGCGTCTCGCGCATCGCACTGATTCATCAGGAAGGCCGTGCCGACGCCGTGAGCAAGGGTGGTCCACGCGTGACATATGCCCGCCGAAAGCTGCTGGGCTTCTCCCCAGGCGACGAACAGCTGGTGCGTGATCTGATCCTCGACCATCTGCGCGAGCCGTAGCGTAATCACCACCATTACAAGGCCTGCGCGATGACCACGCGCGCGCGCGATGGGAAGCTGCAACCACGCTCCCAGCCGATGCCTCCGTGTCTACCTTTACCGCCGTTGACCTGTCCCGACTGCCGCTGCCTGCCGTGTTTGAGCCGCTCCAGTTCGAGCAGCTGCTCGCCCGGCGTGTGGCCGAGTTCAAGCGGTACATGCCCGACTACGACGCCCTGGTCGAATCCGATCCGGTCTACAAGGTGCTGCAGGCCAGCGCCTACCGCGAGCTGATGCTGCGCGAGCAGTTCAACCAGCGTGCACGTGGCCTATTCCTGGCCTATGCACAGGGCGCCGATCTGGACAACCTCGCCGCCCCCTTTGGTGTCACCCGCAAACAGCTGGCCCCTGCCGATCCCGAAGCCGGGACGCCGGCCGCGTTCGAGACAGATACCGAGTTTCGACGCCGCATTCAGCTGGCCCCCGAAGGGCTGTCGGTGGCCGGGCCAGAGGGCGCCTACATCTTCCACACGCTTTCTGCCGACACCGCCGTGCTTGATGCCAGCGCCACGAGCCCGGCGCCAGGCGAGGTCGTGGTAACTGTACTCGGGCGGGACGGCGATGGGACGCCCTCGGCCGCGCTGCTAGCCAAGGTCAACGACCTACTGCAGAGCGGCGAAGTCCGTCCGCTTACCGATCTTGTGACCGTCGCGCCGGCGCAGATCGTCAGCTACACCGTCGACGCGGACCTGATTACCTTTGACGGCCCGGATGCGGCCGTGGTGATCGCTGAAGCCAGACGACGGCTGGCGGCTTACATGAGCGAGGCGCATCGCCTCGGCCGCGATATCGCCGTATCGGCCATCTATGCCCAGCTGCACACAGAGGGCGTGCAACGCGTTCGCCTGCGCAGCCCCACGGCCGATCTGAGCATCAGCCGCACACAGGCCGCGTACTGCGCCTCGGTCACAGTGAACCACGTGGGCACCGATGAGTAGCGCCAGCCTGCTGCCGCCCAACGCAACGGCGTTGGAGCGCGCATTGGAAGCGGCAGATGCCATAGTGCTGACCATGCCTATGCGGCACGGCCAGATCAAAGACCCGTGGACGTGCCCGGCCGAGTTCCTGCCGTGGCTGGCATGGGAAATGTCGCTCGATACCTGGGACAGCGCCTGGCCTGAGCACATCAAGCGGCAGCGCATTGCCAGCGCCATCAACATCCAACGTCACAAGGGCACCGCCGGCAGCGTGCGTGAGGTGATCGAATCGTTTGGGGGATCGGTGGTCATCCGTGAGTGGTGGCAGCAGGAGCCGCGCGGCGTGCCCCACACGTTCGAGCTGGTGCTGACCCTCTCCGGCCGTCCCGGCGCAGATCCATCGGCCAAGTACGTCGAGGACGTGATCGCCGAGGTCACCCGAACAAAGCCGGTGCGCTCCCATTTCACCTTTACCCAAGGCGCCGAGTTCGCAGGAAAGCTCGGCCTTGTTGCGGCCCTTCGAGCCACCGCCTACCGACGCCTGCAGATGACCACTGAGGATTGATCCCATGCGATTGAAGTTCACCACCGGTGGCCGCGCTGCCCTGGTCAATGCCGCGCATACCGGCACCAAGGCCGTCACCGTGACCCAGATCGGCGTGACGGATCGAGCCTTCACGCCCGACCCTGCAGGTGGCGACCTGGTACTGCCAGGCGAGCGCAAGCGACTGACCACCTTCGGTGGCAAGGCCGTTGCCGATGACGTGGTTCACCTGACCGTGCGCGATGAATCGAGCGATTCATACCCCCTACGCGGAATCGCCCTCTATCTGGAAGACGGCACCCTGCTGGCGCTCTACGGTGGCTCGGAGGTGATCCTCGAAAAGTCCTCACAGGCCATGATGCTGCTGGCCGTCGACTGGATCCTGGCCGACATGGACGCCAACCAGATCCAGTTCGGCAATACCGACTTCCTCAATCCCCCTGCGACAACAGAGATGCAGGGCGTGGTCGAGCTGGCAACGGCAGAAGAGGCCATCACTGGCAAGGACGGCCAACGTGCGGTAACCGCCAGCGCGCTACTGGCCACGCTGGACGCACGGCTGGGCAAAGGGGCGCCGTCAACGCTGGGCAAGTCAATGATGGGCCGAGGTGACGCCGCAGAGGTGCGCGCGGATCTCGGGCTCAAGAGCGCTGCGCTCAAGGATGAGGGTAGTGGCAATGGTCTTGATGCTGACACCGTGGATGGCAAGCACGCGGCGGACTTTGCGGCCAAGCAGCACACCCACACCCTCGCCGAGATCACCGATCTGGTCGCCACCCGGCTGCTGCCGGCGGGCATGGTGGCCCATTTTCCGACTGCAACGCCGCCCGACGGCTGGCTACGCTGTAACGGCGCGGATGTAAGCCGCACTACCTATGCCGCGTTGTTCGCCGTGATCGGTACGACCTTCGGCACCAGTAATGGATCTACGTTCCGCCTCCCCGACCTGCGCGGCGAGTTCATCCGCTCCTGGGACGACGGTCGCGGCGTGGATGCAGGCCGCGCGATAGGGTCAGCTCAGGCCGCTACAAAGATCCAGAACAGTCTGGAAACCCAGGCGACTACCACGATTATTCCCGTTCATAACGGCGAGGAACCCGTGGATACTGGCCTTGGAGCCGTTGGTGGCCTCAGCGGGTACAACGGCAATACTCAGCGCTCCCTCTGGAGCGTTCGCCCGCGCAACGTCGCGCTGCTTGCATGTATCAAGTTCTGAGGTGTGAATGAAGACCATGACCGCATGGCAGTGCGACGCCGACGGCTACCTGCTGGGCCGAACCGTAGCCGACGAAAGCCCACTCGAACCCGGCGTATTTCTGACTCCCGCAGGTGCGGTAATGACCAAGCCACCTTACTCAGCCCCTCCAAAAGCCGAATGGCGCTGGTCCGGGAGCGCCTGGGAGCTGGTAGCGGCGCGTCCGCCAATGCGCACTCTTACGCCCGAGGATCGCCTCGCCGCATTCCTTCGGGATAACCCGGACGTGTCGGCACTGATCTCTAGCTGAGCACATGAGCGTGTAGGCGATGCCGTTACATGCGGGGCTACGTGCGCGCGCGAACGCTGCCGGGGAGCATGGCCACATGGAAAGCGGCCTGCCACAGAAAGTAAGCAACCTGATGCGCGAAGGCGTGGTGACCGAGGTCGATCACGCCGCCGCGCTCTGCCGTGTGCGTAGCGGTGAACTGGAAACCGCGTTCATCCCATGGCTGACGCCCGCCGCAGGCAAGGTCCGGCTGTGGCTACCGCCGAGCCGCGGCGAGCAGGTCCAGCTGCTCTGCATCGACGGCGACCTGGCCAACGCGGTCGCCGTGCCCGGAATGTTCAGCAATGCGTTCCCGGCACCGTCCAGCAACCCAGATCTGGTGCTGATCCAGTTTGCCGACGCCGCCACCGTAGCCTATGACAGCGCCGCCCACGCCCTCGCAGCCAACCTGCCCGCCGGCGGCACTGTCAGCATCGTGGCCGACGGCGGCGTGCACATCACCGGGCCGGTCACCATTGAGGGCGACGTCTCCATCACCGGCAAGGCCGAAGCCAGCGAGGACGTGATTGGCGGCGGCGTGAGCCTCAAGCAGCACAAGCACCGCGACGTGCAGCCTGGCGGCGGTACTTCGGGACCGCCGGCGTGATCGGCATGGACGCCATCAGCGGTGGCAGCGCCGAGGGCACCGCACACCTGGTGCAGTCCATCCGCGATGTGCTGACCACGCCAATCGGCTCGCGCGTCCAGCGTCGCGACTACGGTTCGCTGCTGCCGGAACTGATCGACCAGCCGTTCAACGATCACACGCGTCTGCAGCTGTTTGGCGCCACCGCCACCGCCCTGATGCGGTGGGAGCCACGGATACGGCTCACCCGCGTTGCACTCGCCCAAGGCGATGCCCCCGGCGTCTTTGTGCTCGACCTGGACTACCAGCACGCGGGTAGCCGCCAACCACAGCGCGCCACCGTCCCGCTTCGCTTCCAAACCCCATAACCGCAGGAGTTACCCATGGCTCAGGACTATCACCACGGCGTGCGCGTCATCGAACTCGATGGCGGCATCCGTCCCATCCGCACCGTCGCCACTGCCATCGTCGGCATCGTCTGCACCAGCCAGGATGCAGACGATGCAACCTTCCCCATCGACACCCCGGTGCTGCTGACCGATGTGCGTGGCGCCATCGCCAAAGCGGGCACCAAGGGCACACTCGCAGGCGTGCTCGCTGCCATTGCCGATCAGTCCAACCCGGTAACCGTGGTGGTTCGCGTGGATGAAGGCGAGGATGCTGCGACCACGACCAGCAATGTCATCGGCACCGTTGCAGGTGGTCGCTACACCGGCCTGCAGGCGCTGCTGGTAGCCGAGAGCAAGCTGGGCGTGAAGCCGCGCATCATCGCCGCACCGGGGTTGGACACCGAGGCGGTCACCACCAGCATCGCCTCGATCTGCAAGAAGCTGCGCGCCATCGCCTATGTCGGCGTGGGCGAGGCCAAGACCGTCTCGGAAATCCTGCTCTACCGCAAGAAGTTCGGCGACCGCGAACTGATGATGATGTGGCCCGACTTCCTGACCTGGGACACCACGGCCAAGAAGGAAGCCATCAGCTACGCCACGGCCCGCGCCCTCGGCCTGCGCGCCCTGATCGACCAGCAGACCGGTTGGCACAAGACCCTGTCCAACGTGAAGGTGCAGGGCGTTACCGGCATCAGCGCCGACGTGACCTGGGATCTGCAAGACCCGCAGACCGACGCCGGGCTGCTCAATGCCGCTGCGGTGACCACCCTCATCAACAGCCAGGGCTACCGCTTCTGGGGTTCGCGCACCTGCAGTGACGACCCGCTGTTCGCCTTCGAGTCGGCTACGCGTACTGCGCAGATCCTGGCCGACACCATCGCCGAGGCGCAGATGATCTACATCGACAAGCCGCTTCACCCCTCGCTGGTGAAGGACATGATCGAGACGATCAACGCCAAGTTCCGGGAGCTGAAGAACGGCGGCTACGTAATCGATGCCAACGCCTGGTACGACGAAGCGGCCAACCTGCCCACGCAGCTGTCCAGCGGCCAGCTGGCCATCGACTACGACTACACCCCGGTGCCGCCGCTGGAAAGCCTGAACCTTCGCCAGCGCATCACCGACCGCTACTTCGCCGACTTCGCCACCCGCATCAACACCTGATGCACTGAGGAACCACTCCCATGTCCCTGCCCAGCAAACTGAAAAACCTCAACCTGTTCAACGACGGCGCCAGCTATCTCGGCCAGGTGGTCGAGGTGAAGCTGCCCACCCTGACCCGCAAGATGGAAGAGTTCCGTGCCGGCGGCATGGTCGGCCCCATCGAGATCGACCTCGGTCAGGAGAAGATCGAACTGGAATGGAAGTGCGGCGGCCTCATGCGCGATGTGCTGCGCCAGTACGGCGCCGTGCGCCACAACGCGGTGCAGCTGCGCTTCGCTGGCGCCTACCAGCGCGAGGACAGCGCCGAGGTCGATGCGGTGGAGATCGTCGTCCGCGGCCGCCACACCGAGATCGACGCCGGTACCGGCAAAGTCGGCGACGACACCGAGTTCAGCACCAAGACCAGTGCCAGCTACTACAAGCTGAGCATCAACGGCCGTACCGAGATCGAGATCGACATGGTCGGCATGGTGTTCATCGTCAACGGCGTGGACATGCTCGCCGCCCAGCGCCGCGCCATCGGCGCCTGATCCCCCCCGTGCCGGGCCGCACCCGTGGCCCGGCCACCCCTTCCTGAGAGAGACGCACCATGACCGCCAATACCAACACCGCCGCCGCCATTACGCTCGACTACCCCATCCAGCGCGGCGAGCAGACCATCGACACCATCAAGCTGCGCAAGCCCAATGCCGGCGAACTGCGCGGGATCAAGCTGGTGGATCTACTGCAGATGGACGTGGGGGCCGTGGCCACGCTGCTGCCGCGCATCACCGAACCGACCCTGACCGCCGCTGATGTGAACAAGCTGGACCCGGCCGACCTGGTCGCCATCGGCACCGCGACGGCTGGTTTTTTCTTGCCGAAGGCGCAGCAGGAATTCCTCGCTGTGTAGAGGACTACATGGCCGATATCGCGGTGATCTTTCCCTTCACCCTCACCGAGCTATCGGCCCTATCGCTGTCTGAACTGATCGAATGGCGCGAGCGCGCCCGTGTAAGAAGTGGAGCCGAGCCGTGATACCTTCCGCCCATGGCCACCGTGATCGCCATCGTTGTGTCGTTGCTCCTGCTGGCCTCGGTCGGTGGGCTGCTGGTCTGGGCACTGAGCGCGCTCTGCCGCTTCCTGGCCGCATTCGCTCCCGCCCCGTCCGATACCCGCGCGCCGTAGTCGGCGCCTCGGCTGTCGTCGCATGAGCGGCGGCAACCTTCGCCTGCAGGTGGTCCTGCAGGCCCTCGACCAAGCCACGGCGCCCTTCCGCAAAGTGATGGCCGGCAGCAAGGGATTGGCCGGCGCGCTGCAGCAGCAGCAGGCCACCCTTCGCCGCCTCAACAACGCCCAGCGCGATGTGAGCGCCTACCGTCAGCAGCAGCAGGCGCTGCGCGGTACCGAACAGAGCTACCAACAGGCGCAGGCACGCGTGGCGGCGCTGGCCCGGCAGATGAAGGAGGCCGGCACGCCCACCCGCAAGCTCAGCCGTGAGTTCAGCCAGGCCAAGACCGCCGCAGCGCAGCTCAGCGCACAGCAGAAACAGCAGCAGGTGGAGCTGCAGCGCCTGCGCTCGGGGCTGGATCGTGCCGGCATCAGCACGCGCCAGCTCGGCGCACATGAGCGCAAGCTGCGTACGGATATCGCCGCCGCCTCGCAGCAGATGGAGCAACAGCGCACGCGCCTGGCTGCACTGGACGCGGCCAAGGCGCGTAGCCAGAAGATCCACAGCGCCGGCATGAACGCAGCGGCCCACGGTGCCGGTGTCGCTCTGGCCGCGTTCGGTGCGCTGCGCGCTCAGGGTCTGCCCATCGCTCAGGCCATGGACTTCGAGTCGGCCATGGCCGACGTGAAGAAGGTGGTGGACTTCGACACGCCCGACGGCTTCGAGAAGATGGGCAACGATATCGAGGAACTGTCACGGCGCCTGCCCATGGTGCCCACCGACATTGCCAAGATCGTCGCCGCCGCCGGCCAGGCCGGCATCGCCAGCAACGAGCTGGCCCGCTTCGCCGAGGACGCGGCGAAGATGGGCGTGGCCTTCGACACCACCGCCGAAGACGCTGGCCAGACCATGGCCACTTGGCGCACCGCGTTCCGCATGGGCCAGGATGACGTTGTCGTGCTGGCCGACAAGATCAACTACCTGGGCAACACCGGCCCGGCCAGCGTCCAGAAGATCAGCGAGGTGGTAAACCGCATCGGCGCCCTCGGCGAGGTCGCCGGCCTCGGTAGCGGCCCGTTGGCGGCGCTGGGCGCCACCGTTGCCGGTATGGGCATCGAGTCGGAAGTGTCGGCCACCGGCATCAAGAACATGCTGCTCACCCTGTCCTCGGGCGAGGCGGCAACCGCCCGTCAGGTGGCATCGTTCGACAAGCTCGGCCTGAAGGCGGGCGACTTGGCCAAGGCGATGCAGGACGACGCCGGCGGCGCCATCCTCGACGTGCTGGAGAAGCTCAAGCAGCTGCCCAAGGCCGAGCAGGCCGCGACCATGACGCAGCTGTTTGGCCGTGAATCCATCGGCGCGATCGCACCCCTGCTGACCAATCTCGACCTGCTGAAGGAGAACCTGGCAAAGTCGCCGATGAGCAGAAGTACGGCGGCTCGATGAACGCTGAGTACGCCGCCCGCGTCGGCACCGCCGAGAACGGCCTGATCCTGCTCAAGAACAGCGCCATCGTGCTGTCACAGCGGATCGGTAAGACCCTGCTGCCGACGGTCAAGGAGATGGCCGCGCGCATTGCCGCCGTCGCCGACAAGATGGCTGAGTGGGTGAAGGAGAATCCGCAGCTGGTGGCCACCATCGCCAAGCTGGTCATCGGCGGTACCGCCTTGGCCGCCGCGCTCGGCGGCCTGCTGGTGGCCGGTGGTGTGGGTGCGATGGCGCTGACGCAGATCCACAAGGCTGTAACGCTGCTCAGCGGCGGCGGCGGTCTGGGCAAGCTGGTCGGCCAGGTGCTGTCGCTGGGTGGCCGGGCGTTTCCGATGCTGCTCAATGTCGGCCGCATGCTGCTGCCACTGCTCGGCGGCATCAGCCTGCCGGTGCTGGCCATCGGCGCTGCTGTCGCGGTGGTGGCGGCGCTGGTGTGGAAGTACTGGGAGCCGATCAAGGCGTTCATGATCGGCACGTGGCAGGGCATCCTCGACGTGGTCAACCCGATCATGGATGAACTGGCCACCGCGCTCGAACCGCTCGGCCCGGTGTGGGACATGGTGTCCGGCGCCATGGGTAAGGCGTGGGATTGGGTGAAGAAGCTGTTCGCGCCATTCCAAGCCACCAGCGACCAGCTGCAGGGCGCCACGGATGCTGGCCGGGGCTTTGGTCACATCCTGGGCAACGTGTTGACCGTAAACCTGCGCATGGCGGTGAAGGCCATCGGTTGGCTGGTCAGTGTGTTCACCACGATTCTGCCCGCGATCCAGAATGCCATCGGTGGCGCGTGGACCTACCTGCAGGGCGCATGGGATCTGATCGTGGGCCTGTTCACCGGCAACGGCGAGAAGATCCGCTCGGGCCTGGGCGCGATGTGGGCCGGCGTGAATCAGATCCTGCTGGGCTGGCCTGCGCAGATGATGCAGGCCGGCATCGATATGGTGCAGGGCTTGGTCAACGGCATCGTGTCCAAGGGCGGTGCTGCCATGGAGGCCGTCGCCGGCATCGCCTCGGGTGTGGTGGGCAAGTTCAAGGGCATGCTCGGTATCCACAGCCCGTCGCGCGTGTTCGCGCAGTTCGGCGACTTCACCATGCAAGGGCTGGCCGGCGGTCTCGACCGCAGCCAAGGCGAGCCGCTGCAGCAGGTAACCAGCCTGGGCGAACGCATCAAACAGGCCGGCGCAGGCATCGCGCTGGGCGCGGCTGCAATGCCCGTTATGGCGAGTGGCGCCCCGGTGGTATCCCCCGGCGCTTCGGCGGCCGCAGCGGGCGGCTCAGGCGGTTCCAGCTACACCATCCAGATCACCGTGCCCGCTGGCACCGACGGCCTGGGCATTGCTGCCCAGGTGCGCGCCGAGATCGAGAAGATCGAGCGCGATAAGGCCGGCCGGCGCTCCTCCCGTCTGACTGACTGAGATCCATCGCCATGATGATGACCTACGGCACCTTTGTGTTTTCCCTGTCTACAGCTGCGTACGAGCAGCTGCAGCGGCAAATGAGCTGGCGGCATGCCAGCAGCGAACGCCTGCACGCGCGCCCTGCACGCCAGTATGTCGGCCTGGGCGAGGACACCATCAACCTGCAAGGCGTGATCGCCGGCGAGCTGGCGGCCAATCTCGACGTACTGGACGAACTGCGCGCCCTGGCCGACGAAGGCAAGCCGCAGGCCTTGGTCGAGGGCACGGGCCGCGTCTATGGCGCCTATCTGTTGGTCAGCCTCAACGAGACCCGCAAGGAGCTGTTCGCCGATGGCACGCCGCGCCTGATCGAGTTTCAGCTGCAGCTCGAGCGCGACGACGATGGCGCCACCGCCGAGGTGCTGGCATGAGGGCCACCCCGTACCCCATTCCAGCTTGGCGCGCGGTGCTCGATGGCGTGGACCTGACCAGCCGCCTTGCCCCGCGCCTGCTCGACCTGTCTTTGTCGGAAAGCCGTGGCGACGAAGCGGACCAGATCGATCTGCGCCTGCACGACCATGACGGGCGCCTGGCACTGCCGCGTCGCGGTGTTGAACTGCAGGTGGCCATCGGCTGGGAGGGCAGCGGCCTGTTCGATAAGGGTACGTTCGTGGTCGATGACGTGGAGCACAGCGGCTCGCCCGACATTCTCAGCATCCGCGCGCGTTCGGCCAACCTGACCGGCGCCGTGCGCAGCCGCCGCGAGCGTAGCTGGCACGAAAGCACCCTGGGCGAGATTCTCGGGGCGATTGCCGGCGAGCATTCCCTGCGCCTGGCGATGGCCGCGGATCTGGCGCGCCAGCCCATTCCCCACCTCGACCAGGCCAACGAGAGCGACATCAACCTGCTCACTCGCCTGGGCAAGCGCTTCGATGCCGTGGCCACGATCAAGGCCGGCACACTGATCTTCTCGCCCATCGGCGCCGGCACCACGGCCAGCGGCGAGCCGCTGCCAGGCGTTCAAATTACCCGCGCCAGCGGTGACCAGCACCGCTACAGCGTCGCCGACCGGGAGAAGTACTCCGGCGTGCGCGCGTACTGGGGGGATCGCAAGGGCGCCCGCCGCACGGGCGTGCTGGTGGGCACCTCAGAGAATGAGAAGAAGCTGCAGGCCACCTATGCCAACGCCGACGAAGCGCGACAGCAGGCCGAAGCGGAGTTCAAACGGCTGGATCGCGGAACGGCACAACTGAGCTACACGCTCGCGCTGGGCCGCGCCGATATCTACCCTGAGCAGACAGTCACCGTCAGCGGCTTCAAGCCGGAGATTGATGGCACCGACTGGCTGGTGTCCAAGGTCACGCACAGCATCGACGGCAGCAGCGGTTTCAGAACCAGCCTGGAGCTTGAACGCGGCGGCGAATCCACCGCAGAACCTTCGGTTTCAGATACCGAGTGACTGCACCGGCAATCAGGAACAGCGCGGCATGCGAGAGCGAGGTTCCACATGCTGCTGCCATCACCGGCGATGGATAGGTGGCCTGCCATATCGCCAGTGCAATCAGCGCCGTGGACAAAGGGCGCCCCGTTTCCGTGGGCGCCCTTTCTGTTTCTGCCTGTGCAGCGCGCTGATGCTCCGCCTGGGAACAATGCATCTGCACGTCGCCCGTGAACACCTGGCCGATAACAGCCCCCTCAAACACGGTAGGGCCACCGCATACGCACGCTGCCTGACCACGCTTCACCTCACCGCTACAACCCATATTCCCTCACATCAGATTCCGCGCCCTGCCGGCGCCCTGTAAGGGCGAATTAGCGGCCTGAATGCGATGCGGGGTAAGCCTCAGCGGGCGGCTTTCTTTGATCCTTTCGGAGACTTGACAACGATCTTTTGCCCGCGCAGATCCACGTCGCCGCTGATCTGCTGGCCAATGCTGGTGTTCTCGAAAGAGGTGCGCGCCGTTGCCGCTGTCGCCGCCGGCGTAACCCCTCGCAATGCCGCCATGACGGCCGCGCGTGCCGAAGGCGACGCCGTGCGCCACGCATCGAGCAGATCCGCATCGGGCTCGGCCAGGCGATCACGCCGGCCGACCAACACATAGGTCACATCGACGCCGAGTTCATCGGCCGCAACGAAATACGCACCACCGGGAAGGTGTGCATCTTGCTCGAACAGGATCTGCGTGCGCTTGGCAACACCGCAGGCCAGTCCCATGGCCTCCTGGGTCAGACCCAGCCGCTTCCGTTCTTCTTTCAGGCGAATACCTACAGACACGCAATTTCCCCCTTGACAGGTGCAGTTAACTTCACCACCATTCCGCTTAGAAATACACAGCGGAAACGGAATGAACGCCCAACGACGTACCACTGCGCTACGCACTGCCGAACAAGCCCGGCAGTGGCTCATCGACAACGGCCTGTCCGTAACCGCATTCGCGGAGAAGCACGGGCTGGACCGAAACGCCGTGAACAACGCTCTGCGCAGCACCAGCAAGTGCCGGATCGGCAAGACGCACGATGCTGCCGTCGCTCTCGGCATGAAAGCCGCCCCTGATTCTCACACAGATTCGCCTGTTTCCACCCGCATGCGCACGGCCAAGAACACCACCGGCAAAGCCCCGGTTAAGACGAAGGCCGCCAAGAAGGCAAAGAAGGCACGGGGTAAGGCATGAGCGCCGCAGTCGGACAGCGCGCTGTGTTCTGCTGCCCAGCCTGCAATGCCCGGCTGGTAAAGCGCACCAGTGCGTTGCAACACCCGTTCCTGCGTACTGACGCCTACGTCTGCCCGAACCCGATGTGCGGCGCTACCTACACCGGCAGTTCGGAATTGACCAATGTGGCCAGCCCCAGCGGCCTCCCTAGCGCCCCTGCCTGCGAACTGCCGCCGACGCCGTGGTATCAGCGAACGATGTTGCAGACGCGCTGGAAGCAGGACCAGGGCGAGCTGCAAACAGACTGGATCGACGCAATCGAATCCTGTCCGCCAGACGGCAATCCGCCCTCGGTCTGATCCTCCTTTCCCCCTTCCACAACCACTGACCTGGCGCCATGCGGCGCCAGCAAGGGAGTGCTGCGCCTGTGATGCGCCACAAGACTCAATCTGATGGCTGGTCCTCGGCAATGGAGCCGAGCTTTGTCACCGCTCCAACGCGTGTCGAATACGTGTCGTATGCGCAGAAGCAGCGCGACGCCGCCGAGCTTCACGACTTGGTGAAAGCCCATATCGCACGTGGCGGCGCCTATGAGGTGCTGCCTTCGCGCACTGCTGCTCAGGTGTCCGCATGAACCTGTCCACGGCTGCAACTGATTCGCACATTTCTACACAGATTTACTTGACTTCCTCACGGACGGGGAGCAATGTTTGCCGCACGGAGCGTAAGAACTCCAAGTCAGCGGTATCCGCGCCCGAGAGCATCGCGGTTTTTTTGCGCCTGCAATTCGTGCGCGCCGACGTTTTCCTGCGTCGGGAGGGCGGCAGCCATACAACACCCGCAAGGGGAAAACTGCCCGCCGGTCTGACTCCGGTTCTTACCCTCCCGACACCCTCGGTGCGACGCGTAAGAACGTCTCGCCGAGATTTCAATCTCAAGTCAGGAGACGTCCCCGTGTCCCACGGAGCCCCTTCCACGCCCGGCAACCCTGCCGCGCGTCAGCTTTCGCTCGCCTTCGGCCTGATCGCCGACACCCTCGAATGGCCCCACGATGCGTATCAGGCGTTCATTGCTCGCCTGCTGGCTATCGGCGTGTGCCCGCTCGCGATCACCCTAGGCGACGTACTCGCCGCCTACAACGCCACCTGTGACGCCGACGGCCGCGCGCCGGGCACCGACGACAAGGCGGTGCACTGATGGCGCCTCCTTCCAACGTCACCATTCCAGAGCCTTGCCTGCGGCCGGTCATCCTGCTGGAAACGCAGATCCCTGGCTTCGGCCTGCGCGCATCCTTCGACCAGCACAAGATTCTGTTTCTGGCCTTAATACACATCGAGTCGGACACCGCAGCGACCTTCACGGCGCAGCACTCACGCAACGTGATGCGAGCCGCTACCGGGGGAATCCAGATCGGAACCGTCGTCTACCTGCTCGCCAAGGGTGAGGCCGAGCGCTTCTTCCAGTGGCTGCGCACAGGCGAGAGCTACCCCGGCGGGGTGAACTGATGGCCAGCAACAACGGGCATACGCCTGTGCTGCCCGGTCCAGTGGATCGCGGCGACCAGGTCATCAGCCTTGCCGACTATCTGCGCCTGTGCCGCATCGCAGCTGCAGCCGAGCTGCTGGCCAAGCTGCCCAGCGAGGCCGCAAAAATGCTGGAAATCGAGGCCGATCACACCTCAGCGGTAGCGAAGTACATGGCCGAAGACCTCGCCGCGATTCTCGGCCGGTCCCGCCCCGCTGTCGAGTAGCACCACCCCCGATCCCGGCAGCGCGCCAACGCGGCCGGGGTTGGTCAGGAGAGAACCATGCAACACCACTGCACCGCCGCGCACGCGGCGAACGAAGGCTGAGCCGCCATGCAAGAAGAGATCCGCCAACAGGTACTGACGCGCGTCCAGCGCGACTACGGCCTCAAGCACCGCAGCGGCACCCCGTACATGCGCGGGGGCAAGTGCCCCCACTGCGGCAAGAAGGAGCTGTACACCAGCTACGAGAAGCCTTGGGTTCTGCGCTGCGGCCGACAGGCCAAGTGTGGCCAAGAGGTGCGCGTGCGCGACCTCTACGACGACCTGTTCGACGACTACTCCAAGACCAACCCGCAGACGCCGCAGGCGCCGCACGCCGCAGCCGACGCGTACTTAGCCACCGCCCGCGGATTCAGCGTCAACCCGCTGAAGGGTCTCTACACCCAAGAGGACTACTACGACCGCGCGAAGCGCCAGGGCACGGCCACTGTCCGCTTCCCCCTGGTAAAGGGAGGCTGGTGGGAACGTCTGATCGACCGACCCCACCGGTTCGGCAAGATGAAGGCCCGGTTTGCGCCGGGCGAGAGCTACGCGGGGGTGTGGTGGGGCGCGGCGGCTCAGGACCAACTGCGCACCGCCCGCGAAGTCTGGATCGTGGAGGGCATCTTCGACGCCATTGCCCTCCTGCAGCGCGGCATCTGCGCCGTTGCGGCCATGTCGAGCAACGCCTATCCCGAGCAATCCCTCAAGGAACTGAAAGCCGCTCGTCCGGGCGATCTGCCGGTGCTGGTGTGGGGATTGGACAACGAACCTAGCGCCCGCGCCTACACAGTCAAGCACGCGCGCCGGGCGGAGAAGCTGGGCTATCGGTGCATGGCTGCGCAGATCGAGCAGGTAGGCGACAAGAAAACCGACTGGAACGATCTGCACCTGCGCGCACAGGCGGCAGAGGACGGCGACGCACAGTGGCAGGCTGACCTCGACCTGGCACGCCACAACGGCGCCGTGCTGATGGCGCGCACGGCCGTGGACAAGGGGCTGGTCATCTACCAGCGCGAGCAGAAGACCGAGTTCCACATCGAGTTCGCCTCGCGCCTGTTCTGGTTCGAGTTCGACGCGGTGCGCTTCGACAAGATGATGCGGGAGAAGAACCCCGACGACGAAGAAGGAGCGGTCAGCGAAGAGACCGAAGCCAAGATCCGGCGCGCCTGTGCGTCGGTGCAGCAGATCGCCAACTGCTATCCCGAAGCCCTCTACTTCCAACGCCACGAAGCGACCGACGAAAGCTGGTACTACTTCCGTGTTGACTTCCCTCACGACGCACCGTCGGTCAAAGGCACCTTCACCGGCGCTCAGGTGGCCAGCGCTACCGAGTTCAAGAAGCGAATCATCAGCCTTGCGCAGGGCGCCGTGTTCAGCGGCAGCGGCCAGCAGCTGGACCGAATGATGGAAGACCAGCTGTTCAACATCAAAAAGGTCGATACGGTCGATTTCGTCGGCTACAGCCCTGACCACAAGGCGTACATCTTCCCCGACCTGGCCGTGCGCGCCGGCGAGGTGACCCTCGCTAATGCCGAGGACTATTTCGAGTTCAACAAGCTGCGCATCAAAACCACACAGAGGTCAATCCGCATGGACATTCAACGCGATCACGAAAACTACTCCACCGACTGGCTCGGCTGGCTCTGGACCTGCTTCGGCACCCACGGAATTGTGGCCCTCACGTTCTGGTTTGGCTCGCTGTATGCCAATCAGATCCGCAGCAGTCACAAGTCGTTCCCGTTCTTGGAAGCCACGGGCGAGGCCGGAGCCGGCAAGACCACGCTGCTCAACTTCCTCTGGAAGCTGCTGGCCCGTGCGGACCATGAAGGCTTTGACCCCGCGAAGTCCACGAAGGCCGGTCGCGCCCGCGCCATGGGGCAGATTTCCGGCATGCCCATCGTGCTGCTGGAAGCCGACCGCAGCGACAGCGGCGATAAGGCACACGCCAAGTCATTCGAGTGGGACGAACTGAAGGACTACTACGGCGGCGGCACCCTGGCCACGCGTGGCGTGCGCAACGGGGGCAACGAAACCTACGAGCCGCCGTTCCAGGGGACCATCGTCATCAGCCAGAACGCGCCCGTTGATGGCAGCGAGGCCATCCTGACACGCATCGTCAAGTTGCATTTCAAGAAGCCGACCGCGACGACCGAGAGCCGGCAGGCCGCCGACAATCTCAATGCACTGCCGGTGGAGAAGCTGAGCTACTTCCTGCTCGCCGCGCTCAAAGCGGAAGCCGCCGTGATGGAGAAGTTCGCCGAGCGCGTGCGCTTCTACGAAGCCAGGTTGCGCGAGGAAAAGGAGCTGCGTGTCGAGCGCATCATCAAGAACCACGCGCAGATGCTTGCACTGCTCGATGCACTGCGGCTGGTGGTGAACCTGCCGGAGAACATGGTGCGCGATACGCGGGACGCCCTGGTCAAGATGGCCACCGAACGTCAGGACGCCATCGGCGCCGATCACCGCATCGTCTCCGAATTCTGGGATGCGTTCGAGTACATCGAGATGCAGGCCAGTGGCGACAAGCGCAGCGTGCTGAACCATTCGCGCGAAGAAAGCCGTATCGCCATCAACCTCAACGAGTTCATTCAGAAGGCCGGCTACTACGGCCAGCAGGTGCCCGACATTGGCGACCTGCGACGGCTGCTGGTCGAGTCGAAGCGCCACAAGTTCATCAGCGCCAATACCGCCGTGAACAGCGCGATCCGATCAACCCAACTGCTCAGCAGCACCGTGAAGTGCTGGGTGTTCCAGAAGTAACCCGTAGTCACAGCAAAGGCCCGGCGGGGAGTGCGCCAACACCGCCCCCAAGGCCATCCACCAACGAAGTTCAGGAGAGAACCATGCAACAGATGACAGGCAAAGCCATGACCACCCTCGCAAAGTCGCTGGATTCCAGCACCGGACCCGGAGCGGAGGCTACCACGGGTGTGCATAACCGTGTGAATGCTGGTAGCGGCGGCGAATCCGAGGCCAACGCAACCATCACCCTGCATGTCACCCACAACCGGGTGATCGCCACGGCGATGCTGAACATGGGACCGGCCAAGATCGCGCAGTGCGTGTTCGAGCGCCGAAAGGGCAGCAGGAAGGGCTGGGAGCTGGTCAAGGGAAGCGACTTCAACGACGAAACGAGCTGGATTTCGCCCGAGCTTGCCGACCTGGCCAGCCGCGTGCCCTTCCCCTACGAGGTGGCCAACATGTTGCCCGGCAAGCGGGCTACGGCCGCTGCCGTGGCGCAGGCCGCGCAGGAGGTGGCCAATGGCTGATTTCCTCGCCCTGCTGGCCGCGTGCCTGCTGCTGCCCACTGCCGGCGCCACCATGCTCAAAATGTGGCAGACGCGCACGCCGCGCCGTCGCCATAGCGGCTTGGCTGTGGGCCAGATCCCGCAGGCACTTCGCCGCCGTGCCCCGATGGCCGTCCGTCGGGAGGTCGCGCATGGCTGATATTGACGCCGGCCGCCGGTTCCTCGCCGCCGAGTTCGAGAGCGCCGGCCTGCCTCACGTCGCCGGCGACATCCTGGCCGGCACCAGCCCCTTTGGCCAGGGCGCGTACATCGCTGCTGTTGCGGCCGCGCTAGCAGCGCCCTTTGCGACCTGTGGCTGCGCGAAGGAGGCCACCCATGGGTAAGCGCCAGATGATTGCGGTGTGGTTCTCCTGCGGCGCCGCAAGCGCTGTGGCGGCGAAGCTGACGCTGGACCGCTACGCCTCAACCCATGAGGTCCGCATCGTGAACAACCCCGTGGCCAACGAAGATCCCGACAACCTGCGCTTTGCCCGCGATGTGGCGGCTTGGCTGGGGGTGGAGGTCGAGACGGCCATCAATTCCAAGTTCCCCACCTGCGACGCCGTGGATGTGTGGGAGAAGGAACGGTACATGGCCGGTGTTGCTGGTGCCCCGTGCACCAGCGCACTCAAGAAGCGCGCACGCCAGGAATGGGAGCTGATCCACAAGCCAGACTTCCACGTCCTTGGCTTCACCGTAGAAGAACGCGCGCGCCATGATCGGTTCGTGCACGGCGAGCGCGAGAACGTGCTGCCGGTGTTGATCGAAGCGGGCTTGAGCAAGCCCGACTGCGCGGCTCTGCTGCTGTCCGCCGGCATTGCGTTGCCGGCCATCTATCTGCGCGGCTATCCCAATGCCAACTGCATCGGCTGCGTGAAGTCGCAGTCTCCGACCTACTGGAACCACGTGCGCAAGCATGACCCGAAGGTGTTCGCCGAGCGCGCCGAGCAGTCGCGCCGGCTGGGCGCTCGGTTGGTCAAGGTGAAGGGCCAACGGATCTTCCTCGACCAGCTGCAGACCACCGACAAGGGCGCCTCCATGAAGTCGCTGAACTTCGATTGCGGGATTTTCTGCGAGGAAACGCCGCATCAATTTGATTCCAGCCGCTCGGAGGCGCAGGCATGAAGGCTATCGACTTGTTCGCCGGCGGCGGTGGGTTTACGGAGGGCGCAGAGCAGGCCGGCTGCGAAGTGGTGTTGGCAGCGAACCACTGGCCAGCCGCAGTAGCAACGCACGCAGCGAACCACCCTCGCGCCAAGCACGTCTGCCAGGACTTGCAGCAGGCCGATTGGACCCAGATGCCCTATTACGACCTCCTGCTGGCCTCGCCCGCGTGCCAAGGCCATACCCCTGCGCGCGGCAAGGAACGTCCGCACCACGACGCCACACGCTCAACCGCATGGGCCGTCGTCGCGGCGCTGGAGTGCAACTCGCCTGAGGCCGCGGTGATCGAGAACGTTCCCGCGTTCCTGAAGTGGAAATTGTTCCCCGCTTGGTGTGCAGCGGTGCATGCCCTGGGCTACGCGATCAGTCCGCACCTGGTGGACGCGGCCGACTTCGGCGTTCCGCAGAATCGTGTGCGCGTGTTCGTTCTACTGACAAAGAGCAAGCATCCCTTGGAGCTGAAGTTGCCGAAGATGCCGCATGTCCCCGCCAGCAGCTTCATTGACTTCGCCGCCGGTACGTGGACGCCGGTGGAGCGTCCCGGCCGTGCCGCCGCCACTATTGCCCGTGTACGCGCTGGCCGTGCCGCCTTCGGCGAGCGTTTCGTGGCGCCCTACTTCGGCACCGGGTCTGGATTGACCGGTCGGTCACTGGATCGGCCCATCGGTACGATCACCACGCGGGACCGTTGGGCCGTGATCGACGGAGACCGCATGCGTATGGTCTCAGTGGATGAAGCCAAAATCGCCATGGGCTTCCCCCAGCGCTACGTGCTGCCCTCAAGCAAGAAGGACGGGATGCAGATGATGGGCAACGCAGTTTGCCCGCCCAAGGCTTGCCAGTTCATTCAAGCATTGAGGGCCGCCGCATGACGCAGCAGCAGAAGACTCCGCCCCGGCCGCTGCCGGCGTGCCCGTCCGGCCACCCGGCTCGCTACATCCTTGACGGACGGCGGCTGGAAGCACGCGGCGGTCATTTCATTGAATGCCGCTGCAGCCGGACGGCGAAATGCCCTACCTTCGACCTGGCTTGGGCGCACTGGCATAAGCAGCACGGACTCCAGGCGGCGGTTCCGTCGGCGCCTGCCGCCGGCAGCAACGTGGTGCAGCTGGGGCTGAGGTGGGCTGGGGGTGACGCATGACGCCCCACGGATTCGGTACGTTCTGGCTGCTCTACGGCCAGTTCGGAGCAACAATGACCATCGAGCAGCTGCGGATTACCTATTTCCCCACCGCGAAGCTCAAGACGATGGCCAACAAGCACACGGCCGGCCTGCTTCCACCACGGGTAGGCGACGTATACGACACGCGCGACGTTGCCAGTTGGTGGGATGACCAGCGAAAGACCCGCGCAGCCTAGAAACGACAAGGGCCGCCCAATGGGCGGCCCTCTGCGTTCGGCCGGACGGCTGCCGCTCGTCAGGTTTCCGATTCACTAAATAGGTGTGCAAGTCCCCAACCATAGGAGAAACGACATGCACATCCAAATCGGCGGTACCCACGTCACGAACAACTTCAACATCAGCAACAGCGACCATGTCGCCGTGAGCCTGCCTAGCACCTGCCCACCCCCGCAGCGTCCACCGACGTCGCCGAATTGGGCAGTGCTAGCGGTCCAGGCGACCATCGCCATCGCAGGAGCCGCTAAGGCACTTGCCCCGTATCTAGGCTGGTGGGCGGCTGAGCCGCCCCGCCCCTTCGGGGGCGCTACGGCCGAGCTGCCGCACCAATGGTGTACCACCCCACCCTAAAGCCTTGTCCTGCTTAGCTGTCGCTCCGATCCATCATCGGGGCAACGGACAGGCGCAGGGAATCAGCGTAACGGGCGGTGGCGGACGTCATCGGGGTGTTGATCGTGGAGACTGGCATTGCCAGTGAGATCAATAGTTTACACCGCTCGGCTGAATGGCGGCGGCTGGCGCCNGG